GCCCTGGCTTGAATTCAGTCTCTCTTCGGTCGTGATGGGGTGGCCCTGCAAATTGTTTCAAATACTCTTGGTGCATCAAGTTTTTTGACTTGATTGTTTTCTTCTTAAAAGGAGTGGTATTATTAAAAGGAACTATGCCTGCAAAGTTTGGAATGAGGCCGCTTGACTTCGTTTTATGATTTTCCCACGCGTTTAGAACTTTTTTTGTTGGTTGGAACGTGTCTTTGGTATACTTAAAATAAGCACCACCTAAGACCTTCATCTTATGCTGTTTGCTTACTGGATCTACTCCTGGACCATCTTGAACTATCTCCCTAAATAATGACCCTCTAGTATCAAAAGGCTCTCCAGGCTTTGGTCTCAAGTTTAAACCGTCAGTTATTTTGTCGTATAACACACCATGTTGGTGCCCAGCCCCCTGTTGAGCATCAAAGCTTTTCTTGGCAAGTGTTTCTGCAGCTATATGTCGTTTACTATTTCCAATATAATCTGAAATATTTAATTTCGAACCCTCGGGAGGTCTTATTACGGTTCTTGCTCCAGTCCAATCAAGCCTTGAATTATATCCAGGTGATTGCCCTATTAACCAACCAATCAAATTCTCATAGTCTCGACCTTCTGAGAATTTTTTATCAGCTATATTTTTTATAACAAACTCATTATAAATTCTTTGGAATTCTTCGTATCCGTCTTGACCTATTTCATTGATCATTCCCGTCGCGTAACGATACTCCTTCCCATTAGCCTTTTTCTGCGTTTTATCTAATGCATAGTTTGATAATACTCCCTTTGTTATTCCCATTGCATTGCTGATATCTAGCGCACTGTTTATTTTTCCATCATTATACAATTTTATTAAGTTTCCATAAGCTTCTTTCCAGTTGCGCCCTCTACCACTGCCCTGAGCCCCAAAATTGGGCACAAACCCAAGGTTTGATTCCATAGACTGCTTCAACCCCGCCTTACCCCCAAACATACTACCCCTAAGGACCTTGTCTCCCCCATGACTACTCATGTCCTCAAAAAAATCCTTATTATTACCATCAAATTCTGGGTGCAATTTCCTTTGCCCTGTTTTTTTCCACCCAAAGAGCTGCTCTATTTGATCTTCGTCTCTTTTAAGCATCCCGTCTCTATGTTCATTTTGTGGCCCTAAGTCAGGAAAGGTGTAAAACCCCTTAATATTTTTTTGTATTAATGGTAATGGGTTGGATGCAGTTCCTGGTATTTTTTTTGAGCCTTTTTCTTTTTTCATGCTATCAATTGCACGAGCTCTATCCTCTTGAGCGAATTCCTCGAACTCATCATCAATTCCATCGCTATGCATGATATTATCTAAATCAAAGTTACCTGCAAACTTTTTAATTTTTATTATATTTTGAGCTTTATATACCCCAGTTCTTAATTGGTTAAACAATGAATCATTTATATTATAATCATCTACGGCAAAACTGTGGTCTCTCTTGAGCGGCCCTGGGCTTTTGGCATTTATTTCATCGCGCGCGTGAATTGCGGGTTTAATTGAATTTTTATACAAGCTCGATACATCAGGCCAATATGCTTCGCTCATAGTACTGGTAGGCGACCCAGGATACGCCCACGAAGCTCTGTGTAGTTTTTTAAAGTTGGGAACGAAACCCTTATTCATTCCCCAAAGTTCTGCATCTTTCTGAGTAAATTGGCCATCTTCTCCCGTTCCTTTTATGCCTAGTTTCTCAGCTAAGTTTGACGCTCCTTTTAAATTTTTCTCCGCAAGCTCCTTACCTCCGCCGATGTTATTTGAACTCATCCATGTGATTAGCTCTTTATCGGATGCCATTCTTAAGCTTTTGGATAGTAAATTAGCGGCAGAAACCTTCCCACTTTTGACTTCGTTAGAAGGGAACTTTTCTCCTAATGCTATAATATCTATAGGGTAATTCTGCACCCCTTTTTTTGTCTTGGGCTCCCAGGTCTGTTTATGAGAAGGGGTTTCTTTATTTAACACCTGTTCTTGATTTAACAAGTCAAGGGTCTTTTTTTCCGCAAACTCCGAATCACTTAACTTACCCTTACCTCTCCTGCCTGGCTCTATCTGCCTAACATCGAAATACCTCTCTATGCGCTTAACTCCAGCAGCGGATATCGCTTTAAATACATCGGCCAACCCTTCGTTTCCTGTTACTTTTGTTTTTCCGCTATCACTGGATAGTAAAATTTGATCCAATGAAGCATTAGCTCTTATAGGTACTTTATCTTTAAAGCGCTTTTCTATTTCTTTATAATTTACCCCAACAGCCCTACCTATATCTACGGCATTACCGAATAGTTTAAATTTAGATTTCTCAAGCTGTAGTGTATCTCCATTCTTGGTTGCGAAATTTGGAATAAATCCGTGGTGAGCATAAGGGTCAAACCCATGCTTACCGGTAAATGTATCTTGATACTCTCTCCCAGCCTTACTGTTTTCAGGGGGCATAATGGCTGGCTGCCTCATTCCCGGAAATTGCTTCACAGTCTCTGCCTTGTTGTATACTACATCCCCAAAGCCAGCTATATTCATTGAATCAATTGTCCCAGCAGTGTATCCTCCTTTGGTAGCACCCTGCCTCTCGGATTTTTTTAAACCTTCTGGAATCAGACCTTTGCTTGCTATTGATTGGTTTGAGAATGAATCTTTCCTACCATCTCCGTCGTAATCAACACTTCTTGATGGTGGCCCTAAGTCGGGAGTCACTCCTGCTTTAATTAAAACAGGAGCTAATTGTTGTGCAAATTTTGCTTGCTCTCTCATCGCATTAGCTTGCCTCTCAAGTATGCCTAATATAAATTTTTCTTGAGCTATCCTGTCACCTTCTAGGGAATGCAATCCTTGTTGGATATTTTTTTCCTGCAAAAGCACATTAACGATGCTTTCTTCCATTTGTTTGAGTTTTTGTTTTTGAGAGACAATACCCAAAACATCTTTCATTGAGCTGGATGCAAATTTTGCAATATTTACAAATAATTTTATAAATATAGCCCCAAACGCAATTGCTCCTGGCCCGCTAATTACATTCCCAATCCCCCTGACCAAGCCCTTTGCAAAAGTACTCCCCTCATCCTCTCCTCCGCCTAGTGCCCCCCTGATTTCTTCTACGCGGTCATTTACAAACTCAAGTGCATCTGCCAATTGAGGCCCTAATGCCAAATCACCAAGTATTGCCCCAAGCTCCTGTATATTTGTTCCTGCTTGGCTCGCTAGAGCTGATATAGTCTTATTTAGAATTTCGTTTTTTCTTGCAGCTTCACCAGCCGCATTTGCTGAAACCTCAGTGGCTTTAGCTTGAAGGCTGTTTTCTTTAGCTAGGTCCCTCAATGCAGCCCTAAACACATTGGCCTGAAAGATACCGGCTGAAAATTGGACTGCATTCGATTGTTGTGATTGTGTCAACTTATCAAATGTCTTTGACAGGTTTAACAATATTCTATCGGCAGGTAAAACTGCTCCACTGATATCCCTAATGGCAACACCCATTTCTTCTAATTGCCTCAAAGATTCTGGTCTTTGAATCCTAGTGAAAATAGTCTTCAAACTATTACCAATAACAGCACCACCACGTGCAGTAGTTTGCTGGAGTGCGGCTACTAAGCCAATCAAGCTATCAAATTCAACACCAGCATCAATTGCGACAGCCCCGGCTCGTTGCAGGGCATTAATTAAATCTTCAGAGCTAACAGCAAACTCTACATCTACTGCAGACAATTTATCGATAATGTCGGTTGTAGTTAATCCAGCATCCCCAAATGCATTAACAGCCGCTGTTAATCCAGCGACAGCATCTGTTGCCTTTAGGCTTGTCAATCTTGTAAGTATTAATGCATCATTAGTTCGCTTTATAACTTCTTCCGTGGACAGGCCTTGCCTTGAAAATTCTAGGGCAGCTTCTGATGCTACATTAAAACCTTGCGCAGTTTTCCTTGCTGTGTCAAACAGGCCCTCCCCGAATTGCCTTAACTGTGAATTCGATAAACTTAAAACTACATTAATATCAGCTAATGTTTTTTCGAATTTAATAGTTTCTCTAACTAGCCCCTTAAATGAATTACTGATCCCGTCAAGAATTGCAACTGATGCTCCAAAAGCTATAACACGAGCATTTGAAGCTTCTAAAGATTTTGTAAACTCATTCGCAGATGCGTTGATTCTACCAAGTGGTTGAGTGAAGCTTTTTTGGTTTACACTGAAATTAATCTGCTTTCCACTAACCCTATTAACAACCTTGTTGATTTCATTGGTGGCACGATCCAGGCTACGCTTAACATTTTGAGTGTTAACGCTTAGATCAATATCTGCTCTTATTCCTGCCATTTTTCCTTATACCTTATAATAAAACCTTAAAAGGTTATTACACTTAAAATTTTTACATTTAAACTACATTAATCCATGTTTATTATTTCCCTGTCATCGTCTGGGCCTCCGTGGCAAGTTGCTGGTTTATTATTGCCATATGTACCGCTAGCAAAAAGACCTTCCCTTGCACTCATTTCAAAAGAAAAATTACAATCAACCGTTCCGTAGTCCCCGATTCCTTGACTCAAAGAATATCCATCCAGTCTAGCATTATCTATTCTGAATTTCATCGCTTTTTGTCTTTCATATTCTGGAAAGCAGTGAAACGAGCATTCATTGGTCAATTCGATCTCAATTTCATACTCAGTGTCCCCGCAAAATATATCAATAAACCTACCACTTTCAAATGTGCTAGACAATAAAGACATGGACAATGTACCGAGCTGTGGGTACTTTAATTTACTAGCATACATATGCATAGACTCGAAGCCTTCAAGGTCTTCCCTCTCGAAAGGTATATTAACATTAAAAGATTGAATATTAGCAGAGCTTTCAAAACAAGAATCTCCATCAGATTCAGTATTTAGTGTTGGACCTCCTATATTTAAATTTTTTATTTTTAAATTTATTCCATGCGGGGGTATGGCAGTAGCTGCTGACTTGTATAGTTTTGGCCTAAAGGTAAGGGCGGGAAATCCTATTTTATCTAACGGTGTTCCTTTATTTATTAAATCTAGGGACGGGTTCCTAATTGCACCTATTTTTTGGTATTCTAAATCTTTATCTAACTGTATCTCACTTCCGTCTTGGAATAAAATAAAATCTACATCATCTTGATCTCCTTGCAATAATAAGTTGCCTAATATTTCTGTTATTTTTTCCCAGTAGAACCCTCCGCCCGCATCCATGCAGTCATAATTAAAATCGGAAGCCGTAAATGAAACCGAGGCTTTTGCTATATCTCCAACTGATGCTGAGAATGAATAGCTTGATATATAGCCATTACCTATACCTAGCACATTAGTACCTTCTAAACCCAGCTCTCTTTTATCGTACGCAGTCAAATCATGCCCTTCGTCACCTAGAACAAAAAACATGGATTTATTTTCTTTTAAATTATTGTATATAGTTCCACTATCCTGTACATTTAAATTGTATGCGGCGCCCTCTTCGTCGTACTTTACACTGGGCCCTAATATATTCAAGCCCAATAGGCTTTCTTCGTAACCATCTGTCAGCAAGTAATCAAAACTAACATTTATTGAGCCATGTTTAACCATGGTTCTTGCGACATAATGATCGCTCCCAATTTGCTTGATGTTCTCTCTATTAGTTTCTACTGAAAACTGAAAAGATTGAAGCTTGTTAAAAAAACTGACTTCGGTTTTTGCGACATCATCCTCCCTGCTGCTATCAGAAACTGAATCCGCAAGGAAAAGCCCTACCGAATTGTACCTGATAACATTTCTGGTTTTTGCCATATATATAAATACACCACAGCCCGAAAACTGTGGTGTATTATTGTTAAATAATTTTTAGTTTAATTATGCTCGATATCCAAACAGGTATCCACTTATAGCATCTTCGGTGCTACCATTAAGCCCTGTCCATGCTGGGGGGAGTCCGTTGTTACCCTCGGTTGATTCTTTGCCGTATAGAAACAATCCATTATGTAGGTCATCTGCTCCACCAATTTGAGTGGTAAATGTAAGGTCGACGGTTTTATTGTCACCAAGGCTGCTGCTGTAGTTTTCAGATTCTAAGCGAGCACCCTTAAGAGTAAATCCCATGGCTTTAGTTCCTTGCTTTACTGTGCAGTCGTCGCACTGAGGATCGTAGATGTCAAGTGAAACATTATACTCTTCACAGGAGCATAGAAAGTCGATCAAGTTATCTTCTTTCATGTCCGCGACTAATGCAGAAACACTCATGGTTACGGTCAACGGAAGATCCATCGCCTTAGAGAATCCAAATGTTGAGCCAAGTCTTTGAAGAGTAGTTCTTCCCATTGGAACAGAAATACTTGCGGACTGTACATGGGCACTTCCTACTAAAGGTTGGTTTTGAGCTCCAGATACTGCTTTGTGCATAAGGGATGCATTTTGTAAATTAACAACTACATCTCCTGGACGTAACGCTGCAACATCTTGTCCACAACCTTCGTAACCACTTGTAGTTGCAGGAAGCGAATAAAGTCCAGTACATCCATTTGCGCCTTTAGCAACTCTGTTGCCTTGCGCATCTTTATCCCATGCATTACTTGTTTTTGAACCATCCTTCATGTCCATGGCGGGGACATCATTACCGGTAGTTCCCAGGTCGCTCTTGATGTTCATTCCTTCAACAGTTACACTGGCAGTCGGAATTGATCCTACAGATACATCTACGCTGTAGTCGGTTATATATCCATTACCAAGAGAGATTACGGACTTTCTGTCTTCTTTACCTTCTTCGTGTATATTAGTGTCTCCATTTACAGCATCTCTTGCTTCTGGAGTTGTTAGTATAAAGAAGTTATTTCCAGCTTGGTATAGTTCTGGAGATAATGCTCCACTCAATGTATTAGTCTCACCATCTGTGACAAACTCGAGCAAGCGCTCGTTCCTACCATCCACTAAATAATAAGAAAAATCTAAATTAACAGTTGGTGACTCAACTACGATTGAGTCAAGACGAGCTGCATGACCAAATTGGTTAATGTCCTGACGATTAACGGTGAAACCATAATTCGCACTTTGAACACGTTCTAATTGCTGTATAATACTTCCATGGGCTTTTGCAAATGCAGGGTTATCTCCCTTAGCATTCCACTCTGGCCAGGCATCTCCTTCGGCCCATCCAGCCAATTGTCCATTATTGGTCCTGGTTGGTGAATCTACTGTTCCACCAAATACTTGAGATGAGTCAACCGGAGGGGTTGCAAGTCCAAATGGACCGCTTCCTATTCCCTCAATTGGGCTATCAGCTTTTGCTCCTGTAAAATGATACCCAGTGGAGTCGGGGCTAATAAATAACGCTTCTGATTGATAAATTACTCGATTTCTATGTACGGCCATGGTTTTTTTCTCCTTTTTATTTAAAAATAAGTGTTTGGTTATTATTACATCTTTATAATGTATATGGGAAATATTTTTTTAGGCCCTAGGGAACCTTGATTGACTGATATCAAAATCCACAAAGCCTAAATATAATCCTGGATTTATTTTTTTTGATAATTTGTCGTTAATTTTAGAGGATCTCGTATCTTCTATGAACATTAACGGTTCGCATTTCGTGTTATTTCTAACTTGCTCTCCATAACTGTAAGATCCTGTCTTGAGATCCCCATATTCATTAAAAGGATGACTATTGTAGCCTATGTTTTTTATTGCTAAATTATATGCATCTGTGCACAAAGACATTATTCCATCCAATTGATATAGGTCTTCAGCAAAAAATATCACCCTATAGTTTAATGTGGTTAAGTCTTCCCCGCCAAAGGCAAAGGGTTCGTTATGAGACCTCTCCATAGAAACAAACGCTGCCGGAGAAACTTTCTCATAAGGAAGAATCCCGGTGTTTTCAAGAAACTCCGGGGTGGTCCTACTGTTTACATTGTATTTATTTTCAATAACAATGTTTTCTTCTGTGTCATCTGCGAGATATATGTTTATATCCTTAACGGAAAATTCTGCCTCTACATTTAATTTATTGTAATTTTCTCCAAAATGTCTTCCCTCAAACAATACTCTGCCGTTATCAAAATCAATAATTAATCCGCTTTGGCCTCTACCGCAAAAATTATACACTCCATCGCCTGTGTCAACATAAACTCCTGTTGGAATAACTGCCCCCTCTATATCACTATTGTAAACCCATTGCTTGTAAGGACTATTGTAAGATATGTATCCGTTTTGGTCATCTTCGGGATAGGAAGGTAACCTTTCATCCTCATGGTAGTAGAGGCTGTCAAAATGGTTTGAAAAAGCCTCTCCCTTACAGGTTAAATACTGGTCTAACCATAATGCAAAACTAGTATTGGCTTCATGTTGAAATTGAGGCTTCATGGTATTATTTGGATAATTTAATAAATTCTTTTTGCCACTTATTGATAAATCTCGATATGTATGGAGTATTAGAGAATCTACCTGGCCTTAGTCTACTACTTGATTGTATTCCTGCTCCGGACCTACTAAATGTAGAATTTGTCTTCATGTACTGGCCCAATCCAGATAATCCAGTCTCAATTCCTTTCGCCCAACTGATGCCATTCGCCCATGGCAGGGGCGTTACAGCAAAAATATCTTTTGAGCTTGGCATTTCTATCCTTATTCTGGTTGTACCCCTCGAGCTCAAGCCTGTAAACTTAATGTCTGTTTTTTGTAGCAAATCAATGATTGGCGATACGGGGCTCGATCCACTCTCAAACCCTATAAAACTAAATAGGTTTCCGTACCCTCCTAATGTACCACTAGTATTGCTTGCTCGTGGCCCTGCTAATAGCTCCCTGGTTATAGGTAGGTTTAAAAACTCTTGAATCATTATTTTTTTTTGTTCTTCAAACTTCTTGTATATAAGTTTCCCGGATTTGTCTTTTAAATTATTTTTTAATTTAGCTGCATTTGCTCTTTTGGACATGGATGACTTTACTTCTTTGTCCAGCTCTCTTTGGTTAACTTTGAATCTTACTTTCATTAATCTGTTGGTCTTAAGTAGTAAGTAAAGAATTTGGGACTAAACAATCCATGCTTTTTTACATCCGTAACCTTAAACATAAGGCGGCCATCAATCTCTATACGTTTAGCATCCTTAAGGTAATCGTGGCCTTCTGCATCTAGTTTTATTCTCACTTCTCCTATGTCGTGACTAACTTTTATTTGAGCCCCAACATCGGCGTCGTATGAAACTTCGCTCTGTTTGTCCATGTACATTATCCTTGCTTTTATGGCTTTAAACTGAGTTTTATTAAGTACTTGCTTTACCCCCCTTACATTATTATATAAATAATTAAAATTAGGATCTGTGCTTATTATTATTTTTTTTGATTCCTTATAGGCAAATATTGATCTAGCAAAAGTATCATGCATGTTTTGCATAACTGATTCAAGTATCTCTTTTTCTTCTGAATTAAAATAAGATGGCATATTAAATATCTATTACACATATCCAGTTAATTCATTGGAAAAAATATTCATATATATTACTATAGTTAAATGACACCAGACGAACTTGTTAATTCTGCTTACTCGAAAAATACAAAAATTTTGTTTAAATCTTTTTTGGTTTTAATTGAAGACTTGCATAAAGACCATTCGATCAATTTCGAGAAGCTTAAAAAAGTCTTACCCCCAGAGTATCACCCATTAATAAATCAGGCCGATTACTTTGATAATCAAAAGTTACAGTACTTGAGGAAAAAGATACTAGACATGGGTAATGAAACAATAAGAGAAACAGAAAGCAGTTTTGAAAATTTTACTATAAGTTTTAAGTTTTAATTTTATTATAAATAAACAAAGGTATAAGGAATATATATGAATAAAAAAGTGATCTATCAATTTAAAATCGCCAAAAGCGAAGAGGTTGAAAAAGAAGAAGTTTCTGAAGTAAAAAACAAAGAAACTGGCGAGGTGGAAAAAATCACCAAAACTAAAAAAGTTAAGCAAGATACTCCGTATGATATTATCATACATGAGCCATCTCGCAGGCAAGTGGAAGATGCTGATATGGAATTCAGTATTGAAATGAGTAGGTGCATCAAAAAAGGCATACTCACGAAGGCTATGCTTGCTAAGAAATATAGCGATAGTGGAGGTCTCTTAAGCGAAGAAGACTCCAGCCGACTAATTCGCCTTTATCAAGAATTAAATGAAATTAATAATTCCCTTGGTCGTCTTTTAGATAAAAAGCAAAAAAACGAAAAAGAAAAATCTAGAGAGGCCGAGCTGTCTAAATCTTTTGCTTCTACCAGGAAAGAGATTGTAGATCTTGAGACCGCATACCAGAATGTTTTTAATCATACGGCGGATACTAAAGCTCAAAACAAAGTTATTTTATGGTATCTGTTAAATCTTTCTCATTACCAGGCAGAGGGCGGAGAGGTTTTACCCTTATTTCCAGGACAGAACGCGGAAGAAAAAGAAGAGTCATACTACGAAATGGACGAAGGTGGCAATGATATTTTTGATCTATCGAGAGATAAGTTAATGACATTCATTAGTTTTTGGTATTTCAGTCAAAATCCAACTGAGAAAGAGTTCCAAGATCTAGAGTCAGATATTGATTCAGGTAATTTGTGATGGGTGGATTCCCGCAATTACAGAAAAATATTTAAAGAAATCTCTGAGGGTTTTTCTTCCTATTTTATAGGGGAAGAAAGAAGATACATAAAGCATCAGTCATTTCATGATGTTGTAGATTTTGACGACATCTATGACATGCACCTAGAGAGAGCTCAAAAAAAAGGCCTACCTACTGAGGCGGAGATCTTTGAAGAGCTTAAAAAAGATGAAGTGTGGACCGAAAAAGATGATGCTGAAATCGAAAAGCAATCTTTTTATGTTGATAGCTTGATTAAGAATAAAAAGAATATATATCTTAAAAGTGCCCTTAATCAAATAAATAAACAGATCGCTGAAGCTGAAGAGAAATTATCCCGCATTCAGTCGAAAAAACAAGATCTCGTATCTAATAGTGCCGACAAGTATGCATTGAGTCGAGCGAATGACTTCTATATAGTCAATAGCTTTTACAAGGATAAGGGATTACAAGAAAAACTATACTCAGAAAAGGAATTTGAATATGCCTCCACGACGGAAGTCTCTAACCTTGTAGTGACATATAATGAGTTTCATAAGACTTTCTCTGATAACAATATAAAGCATTTAGCAATCCAAGATTTTTATAAATCCTATTACAGTTTCATAGAAAACTTGACTGATTTTTTTGGGAAGCCCGTGATCGAATTAACTAACTTCCAGTTAAATTTAACACTTTATACAAAGATATTTAAAAATATATTTGAGCAGTATAGCGAAGACATGCCTGAAAGGATTAAAAATGACCCAGACGGCTTATTGGATTTTGCAAACTCATCGGAAAGTAGAGAGAAAATTAAGCAGGAAATATCTAAAGATTCTGGCGCATCTACTATTGTTGGGGCAACAAAAGAAGACATGGATGAATTAGGGCTATCTCAACCGAAGCAGGGGAGAACCCTAGAGGATTTAGCTAAAGAAAAAGGAGGTTCTCTGTCAATGAAAGATTTAATGAACCTTAGTGGGGCTTAGTTATATTCCCCTGAAATAATAACGTCTCTTTCTGGCATAATGAATATGCCCTCGCTAGTTATGCTCAGGTTATTAGGCTCAATTCCCGACCAGTACTCAAATCCATAATCAGGCTTTGGGCCGACTTGTATTTCTTCTCCTGGTATGAATGGTGGATATGGATAGATTACTTCTCCTTTGTCTTCAGTAAAATCAATATTAAATGCGACCCTGTAGTCATTTACCAAATCTATACCGGTAAACCCGGAAGGATCGATGCCGGAAGGATCAATACCGGAAGGATCGATGCCGGAAGGATCAATACCGGAAGGATCAATACCGGAAGGATCAATACCGGAAGGATCAATACCGGAAGGATCGATACCGGAAGGATCGATACCGGAAGGATCGATGCCGGAAGGATCGATACCGGAAGGATCAATACCGGAAGGGTCGATACCGGAAGGATCGATGCCGGAAGGATCAATACCGGAAGGATCAATACCCGTAGGACTAACTCCAGTCCCTGTTGGAGAATATCCTGAATAGGGTGTGTGAGTGGCTGGGTTGCATAATAAATAATCTATATCCGGAGCATCTTTTCCAGCCACCTGTCTTGGTACAGCTCCATACATATTATATGTATATGCTAAGTCTTTAATTTTTTGTTCAGACTCTGCAGCCAAAGCTTTAAAGTTTTTGCTTAAATCTAATTTGTTGGTAAATAATCCGGGGATTGCCGACACCGGTCTTTTTATAGTCGTGTCGCCTTCTCTAAGTTCTGTCCAACTTGATGCTGCTGATGCATCCATTCCGGAAAGGGTGCTATTATAACTACCTCTTAATATTTTCCTGGCTTGTTTTGTGTTGTAGTCTCTTAGGTATATTTCCTCAAGTATGGTTTTTTCTTCACACCCTAGATTTATGTCTCCTGTGCAACAAAAATTTTGATTTAATAATATATTAAGCTCTCCAATCTTAGAGACTAAAGAGCCTGATATATTTAGCAGTTCAGCTTGCTGTTCGGCATGGTCCTCTATGAAGTCAAATTCATATTTTAATATACCACTAGCTAGCTCACCAATTTGATTAAATGAATACATGTAATTAAGTACACGTGAAACAAATTATTGATTTAAAATCTTTAGAATATCTTTTTCTTTTTGAGAGCCGGGCTCTACCATTGGCTTCGTAACTTGAATTGATTTTAACGCTCCTTGTCCTTGTTGCTTATATGCTTTAATTAATTTAGACTTGAGTGTAACTTTTGTTCCTGATGGAAAGACCCCTGCGCTTACTGCTAATTCTTGCATTTGAGCTAATTGCATATTAGCTAAACTTGCCTCGAATTCTTCAATTGTGTTGGTCGCGAAAGCATTTTTTTGCTTTCTACCAATCATATGCTCTAGGCTTCTTGCATAACTAGCTTCTTCCTGTATGTGGTTTTTTCCATCACTGAATTCTTGTATTTTCTTAGATGTCTTCTTTACGGGCTTTTTCGCATTTACATTTTTTTTATTTTTCATAATTTACCTTTCTCCTTTAGTCTATATATATATGATAATGTTTATAAACAAAAAATCCACCGCTATGGGTGGATTCTTTGAAGTCCTCTTAGAGGCGCTCTTATTATAGAGTGATTCCTGTAAGAACTCTGTTGTCGAGAATCATGCGACCCTCTTCCATGGAACCGTAGTATCCAATTTTTTGTTGACGAACGCTGTATTGGTCGTCAGCAAGAAGGCTAAGCTCGGATCCGCTTTCTGCATCAAGAGCAATAGCGCGGAACAAAGATTCACGGCCACGGTCAAGACCGATAACCAAATCGCTGTCAGTACGAGTGCTAAGTGCATTCCAGGTAGCAAGGAATTTTTGAGCAGTACCATTAGTAGTTCCAAGCTCATTGATTTCCATGATGCTAATTCCGTAGAATTCAGGAATTCCTCCGTTACTGTAAATAGAGTTGCGCATTTCGTCGGTTGCTGGAATAGCATTACCAGCTCCAGGTCCCGCTACAGTATTGATTGGGTTGTAAGCCATAGCACGAAGACCTTCTACTGCCTCAGGAGACATAATCAAGTCGGTAACACCTTTAGTGCGTCCACCTTCTGGGGCTCCGCCGGTCCATGCTGTGTTAATGCGCTTTGCAAGAGTCAATAACTTATTGAAATCGTCAAGGATTAAGTTAGCTCCGTTTGCAGAAATCAAGTGGTCTTGTCCGTTAGTTTGAGCATCGGCCAAAGATCCAAGGATCAAGTTAGCAGATGTATCTTCTTGGCGAAGCAAGATTTCTTGAGCAATACGTGTAAAAGTCTTTCCGATTACATCCATGCGAGATTTAGCAGCATAACGTTTGTCAAAGTCAACAGCACTATCAAGGCGATAGGTGTTAAACTTCATTTCAGAAACGGTAGGTGTTACGGTGTTGGTGGGCAATCCGCCAGGAACTGTGGTGCTGTAAACCTTAACATAGTCTGGAGCAGTTACATCATAGTAAAGGTCCAAGGGGATGCTAGGGCTATCCATCTCGTTGAATTGAAAGCTTGTGAAAAGATTGCTTAAAGTAGGAGCTTGACCGATAACTTCGGACAATACTGGTCCGATGAATTCAGCCAATGCTTGCTGAGCTTCGTAAGCGACATCTCTGTTACGAGAGGCCATGGCTTTTACAAGTTCTACTTGTTCTTCTGTTCTCTTAAGTGTGATTTTCATGTTTTTTTGTGTCCTCTCTTGACTTACAGATTAAAGATCAATTTTGATGATATAGTATGCTCCAGTGGAACCATCTCCAGCAAAGTAGTCAGCGGATTGAGGATCGTAGACATCTCCACGGTTTCCTACTCCAAGACATTTTCCAACAACTGTGTTTCCACTGCCGCCTTCTGCTCGGAACTTTCCTCCGGCCCCCAATGAGACTAAATCTCCCACTGAAGGCTCGTTGCCTGCAATGACTGCGCTTGCTGCGACTGTTATAATACCTTTAGTAAGTACTGGTACAACTTCGCCTGGAAGTACAGCTTGAAGCTCGAGTGCTTTTTGACGATAGTAAAGAAGTTTTTCTCCATTTTCGTCGAATGCTAAAGTTTGATTCAAGGTAACACCAAGAACAATGTCGGTTCCGCTTGCTACTTCAAATTTTGGAGCGGCTTCAGGGTTAACGTTACGTCCTACATGAGGGTAACCGGTTTCGCCAAGATAAGCATTAAGCTCTGTGGATCCCTGCCCGTCACTTCCGTAACCTGCTGGTTCTCCAGCTGCCCAACTGCCATCAGTAACCTTTACTAAGGTACCTGCATCGTGAGCTCCTGAAGCTGCGTGAGTAAAGCCACTTAAAGTAGCACCACTTACATCTAGTGAAAACAAATTCACTACGAAGTGTTCGTTGTATTGTCTGAATGGTAGTAGTCTATTAGCCATTTTTTATGTCCTCTTTTTAGTATTGAATTTGTACACTGTCTTTAGAGAAAGATTTTTTAAACTTTTCCCTTAAAGAAATTTCTTCTTCGATTGATTCGCTATTATTATTTGCAACCGCTTCTTCTTCAGTTTCTGCGGATTCAATAACTTCTTCTGCGGCTGCCTCTGTTTCTTCAGGGGTTTCTACCTCAGTTTCGGTTTCGTTAGCGAGAGATGCAAGACGTTTTTGAACCTCTTCTTCAATCTTTTCATTAAAAATCTTTTCTTGCTCTTCTTTAAAAGCTTTTGTCTTATGTTTCCATACTACATTTAACTTTTCTTTGTATTGAGCGTAAGCCTCTTCGGATGAATCAAGGTCTTTAAGCTCTGAAGCCAAAAGAACTCTGTCTTCATCTTCTAACAAGAATTCACTATCAATTTCGGTCATTCTTTCGGTGAACCGCTCAGATTCTTGTTGGGCGGCCACTTCAGCTTTGATAGTAGCAAGCTCTTCACTAACTTCGGAAAGCTTTACTTTCATATCTTCAAGATCTTGATCGGAAACTTCTTGAGCTTTAGCAAGCTCTTCTTTTTCCTTTTGAAGGTCTTCTTTTTCTTGCTGCCATTTTTCGCTCTTGTCGATAATAGCATCATGAAATACTTTAGTAATATTAGCAATAGCTTCTTCAGACAATTTCTTGGAAGAAGCTTGAGCTTCGAGGGTTTCGGTTACTTGATTTAGAATTTCTTTGTCCATAATGTGCTTTAGTTTATGATTCTTGTTAATGATTACATTGCCTTTATGTAAATGGGAACTTTTTTCTTGTAAAAAATTATTTTTTATTTTCAATACTTCTATCGATGCCTCAGTTTCTTTATCGTCTTCATTTTCTGGTTCATCTTCTGTTAATAAAACCACACCCTTGACATCAGCCGCAGGGTTAGATGTAAAGCCTATACCTATCGGGTAAATATCTCCAACTATTAATCTATGAACTTCTTCGCCTTTGTCGGTTCTGCCATTACCCCCATATGCTTTAAGAAATTTTGAATATTCGTCTCTTTGCTCTCTTGGGATAATTGTTGCCTCTTCTAAATTTTCACTACCTACCGCAATAACATAATCGTTAAATCCAATTTCCCAGCTTGCAGATACGGTCTGGTAAAGCTCGCTTTCCTTGTCTGTTGATTTCTCGACCAGTTCCGCAAACTCTGGGTTAACTGTTTTATATACTACGGCAGAGAGAGCTATATTAAATGGCTTTTCAGTTAATGAAGCATCTTCAGTCGCCAAAACTTCGTTGCTTCCATAAGCTGACAATGATGCACCTACAATATGGCCCACTACCTTTTGTTTTTGATGTTCAATATTCGTGGGTTTATGAATAAAATAATCCTTGATAGCCAATGCCGTGGCGGTATCTATACCGTCGCCGTTTTTATTAAACCTGTTAGCTACAGCCGCATTAAAAGCAACCCCCACCAAGTCTATATTCTTTTCAAAGTCAATATTTTCTGGAGCCAGCTCTTTCAGTGAATCAAGTGATGCAGAACTTATTAGTTGATCACCATCGTTATGTTGTATAGCTATACTCTCTTCAAAACTAGTTATATATTTATATGGAAGCATGATATTTTTTTTTAATTAAAAATGATACTTTATATAGATACACTTATTTTTTATTTTTTTTACTATGATATAATATAGCCGCAGGATAAGATACTATTTTATGCTCTTCTCCAACTTCTAATACTTCAGGCATAATATTTAAATGTTCTATATTATTAAAATCTTTAATGCATTCGCTTGCCTTGCTTTTCCAGCAGTCCATATTGGAAGACATGACGATACTTTCAGAAAGACTCTCTATCATTGTTTTATGGTTTTTAGACAAACGCTTCTTGTCGTATGCTTTCTTGAGTTCAGATTCCATATGTTTACCCAAATCTTCAATGGCATATATAACGGACTGTATGTCGGCTCTACTGTATGAATCTTCTTTTGCGAGCAAATTGTTTGTTTTTGTTTTTGTACCAGCGGGTCTTCCTGTTTCTTGTTGGGTGGATTGCTGTGGCTGGCTTTGATCGAGCTCCTGACCCTCTGGCAAAATAGGCTGAGCGACACTTAGAGGAGTGTAAAAACCTTTTTCTCTTTGTTCTACGAATTTTTCTTGAGCAGTCTTCAAGTCAGAAGGGTTGGGGTAAATGCCTTGCTTGAGAGCAGTCATTCCTTGCTCTGGGGTTATGATGCCCATTTCGATAAGCCTAGAAGTTACTCTATTCATTTGCACTTCATCTTTGATATCTATCTCCACAAACTTTGCCTTAGGGTAGTTCTTGAATCCCATGGCTTTGCAAACCTCTTTTATTTGCGGCTGTAAAATGTCATTGAGGAATGTATTCCTTGCCTCCTTTAGTCTCTCAAGAAATATTTGAGCTTTAACTTGGGTGCTGGAGTAGTTTTCTTTGCCTACGATAATATTCTGCAAGCCTTCCTTGATATCTTCATTGACTATATCATATTTATCGGACCCAAGAACTTTGTTTAGATCAGGAATTACAAATTCCGCCTTTGTGGTATAGTCTGCTATTAATGCTCTGCCTATGCTTTCATTTTGAAATAAATTTTGCATGGCTTTCAAGTTGTTTGGGTTTATTCCTCCTTTGTCAGGAGTGTTGCCCATTGTCACTAGTAATATAACATTCTCGATAGTTAGAGTAATTGCTTGGTCTACTTTCTTAAGTTCCATCTTCCAATTTATATCGTCAAGAACCGGAAATCCAAAGGGAGTAGCAAACGGCTCGTAGTCTTGTTTTTTGTAAAAAGAGAATATAAGCTTGGATGGATCTAGACTAATTAAAACTCCTTCTTGGTTAAACTGGCTTCCATTAATTGCTTTTTTGGCATCTTCAGGAAGGGCATCAAATACTTCCTGGTCGTACTCTGTTTGGGGGTGCTTAAGCTTTTGAATATCGTATTCACTTAATATTTTCTTATATACTCCATCTTGAGCATCAAAAGATAATACCCTATCAGCTACAAAATCATAAGGATTCAAGAATACATACTTAACTGGAATTTTCCTATTAGGTAATACTTCTTTTTCAGCAGCATATACTTTGTTTAATTTTACTAAGTCTTCTGGAGTGAACTTAGCATTTAACTTATACATAAATACATTGCCGGACCTATAATATTCTCTAAAATACTGATCTTTAAGTTTCCATATTTCTATTCTATCCATCCATTTCTCTATAAAGTTTCTTGCTTTCTCGGATCCCCCTTCTAGGTATACGTCAGAATTTGAGAACTCAGACATTACATCGATGGCATTTCTAAAGATCGCTATATTTGCATAAGCTTTTTGGCATAGCAATATTGAGGATCGAGGACTAATATAATTCTTTTCATTGCTGTAAGAAAGTGGACAGTCTTCTATATTCTTATATTTATTTTGTTTTTGATTTGTCGAAATATAGTTTCGTCTTGTTCTTGTTCCGTCTTCACATCCAGGTTGGTTTACATTCCTACTGCAGGATGCCTCTGCATAATATGCTTCCCCAGCACTTGAAGGTTTTACTTCCTCATTGTTTAATGGCAGGGGGTTCTGGCTTTCTCCGGCCCCATTTGCAGTATTAAAATTGTTCCAATAATCCGACTTTTTTACATATTTTCTTGGCATATTTAATAGTACACCAAAGTTATTGAAAGTCTACTTTAAAGTTAAAAGTTGACTTTCTATTTTAAATCATCATCGGAGCAAATGTCGCAGCGGTTGGGTCTGCTTTTGCCATCGTAAAGTCATAGTAAGTCTTAATCATCCAGTTGCCTAATACTAGTGCAGAATAAGAATCTTTTCTTGTCTTTCCTGGGCCTGTTTGACGTCTCAAGTTACTGGGCAGTCCAAATGTTTGAGTTCCCTGTGTAGAAGAAGATACCTGTATTAATGCACATTGGTTTTTTGTATAATTAACCATATCATACTGGTGGTCAAGGAAATCTATAATCTTAGAGGCGCCAGCATTTTTTAAAACTTCTTTTTGGTTTGGCAGGAATGTTAAGTTGTCAATAGGTACCTTTGCTTTTACTTGTTGATGGTAACTCTCATCCAATGCCCGGCAGCCAAATGATATTCTCTTATGGTCAAAATTAGCCTGTAACAATTCGTTTGCTCTTCGAATCCAGTCGGATGTGGCTTTCCTTAATACACATATTCTTTTGTCCTTGATATTGTATTGATTTTTGGCCTGCAATAAAACATCTTGATATTTCTCTAAGTCATCAAAGTTAGCTGTAATCTCGCTAATATTAATACCGCTTTTATTAAACTGCTCGCTAGCATTTGCGGCCTGCATAAACTGAACACCCCCACCATAGTCACCAACAATTGCTACTATATTAAAGTGTGTTAATAAATAATGAAAATAATTAATATGATCTTGCATTTTTAAACCAGGCATCGCATAGCTATGAACCAATGTTCCAGTCTGGGTATTATCATTTAGTTTAAACACATGTATAGCAAAGTCATCAGAGCTTTCTGATTCTGCCCAACTAGGGTCAAAAGCAAGCAAGTATTTAGAGTCTCTATCTCCAGATATTTCTAGGTGAGGGCCTTCTCCATCCTTCACGGTACATTCAGCCATCGTAGAGGTCTTAAAATACCCAGAACTATCGTCAGTAAATACAGCATTAAATTCCCTATCAAATTGAGACTGACTCATGGTTTGCTTTGATTGATTAATCAAGTTTTGATCATAAAGAGCTTTTGGAGCTACATCATAGCTAAAATGCATAATAACCCTCTTAGAAGTATCTAAGCTTTTGTCAGGCATGCCATTTAATATTAAATCTTCAAAAGTTTCATATACTTTATATAAGTATTCGAATTTATAACTAGCAGAAGATAAAGCTATTAATTTATTGTTTGGCCATTGATATCTGTCTTCCTCTTTCATTTTGCCTTGAGCTATAAGGTCATCTTCAAGCTTTCTAACCTTTTCACGCTCGGTAGGGTTTTGAACAACACTTAAGAACGGCAAGATAACTTCGTTATATATATGCTCAGGCATTAAAAGAAACTCGTCAATAATAATCCTATGAAACCTAAAACCTCGAAGCTTTGATCCGTCACCCAATGGTAATGCAATAATTCTGGACTCCCCAATCTCTAATGTCCATTGATCATTCTTTTTAGATTTTTTTGTTATGCATTGTGCTAAAAACTGGGCCTCTGGTTTATTGGCAATGTCTTCGATTTTTTCAAATATCATTTTTGACTGCCTGAAAGTAGCCGCCATAATACCTATTTGGACTCCTTGATTAAATATAGCATCGAGAAATGCATATATGGCAGTACTGAAAGACTTAGACATACCCCGACTCCATATGCCCAGGAAATAATCCGTTTCAAGCATTGATTTAATTGCAAGGTGCTGAAATGGAAATAAATCCACCCCAGCGATAAGGTTGGTAGTAAAGGTTATATTTTCTCGCAAGAAATTATGTAAATGATACTTGGCATCTTTCTCTTCAAGATGCCCTGTTATTTTAAGTAGCTCCTCATTTACATTCGGAGTATTTTTCTTAATTAAGTATTTACCTTCTTCCCAGGACATGATTATCGATAAAGTATTGGAGGTCTGTTTCCCATAGTTTCTTTCCGTAGACTAATAACTTAGGTATGATGTTTTGAGATTCGATTCGGGCATCTGCGACATACTTTTCGTATGCCGGCTCAAATATCTTTTTTCTCATTACCCACATTTTTTTACTAATTTTACTGGCACGGTCTTCGTTTTTGACTTTTTTTAAATTAATTAATAAATCATTTAATTCATTATATTCATTATAAAAGTCAGAGTCGAGCTGGTCAAATAAATTTTTACCATTTTTACCAGTAAATATAAATTGACAACGACCAGCATATTCGTGAGACAATACTCTCATGTTATGCCAAATAAAAGACAAGTTAGATCTAGAACCAAATAATATATTATTATTTATAATTGATTCTATAGAGCCTTCTACAACAACAAATAAAAAAGCATCAAAGTGTTTTGCACGGTCAAGTTCTCGTTTGAATCGTTCGAAGCCCGTGGTTAATGTGCTCTTGAAGTCGCTTTCATCCTTTCGATCAACATAAGTATAGTTATAATAAGGGTCACCCACGGCATAATCACCAAAGTCTAACTTCAAGCTTGTACTTTTCTTAAACTCTAATGGTTTTCGCTCACGAGTATCAATCATAATCTTTACATCATCCAGTTCTGGATTAGAAACAAAAAAGTCTTTCATTAACCCCTTGGGATATAAAGGAGGAACTCCAGCTTCTTCACAGGCCTTAGAATAAGACCCGAAATACTCTCTAAACATATCAATAGAAGGCATCTTATTGAGACATAATTCAAGATGCGGAGGGGCAAACTTCAGTTCTTTGCCCGTTACACGGGCTTTGAGCTGTTTCAGCATCAAACCCCGAACTTCTTCAATTTTAGCATTTTTAGCCCAACTTATAAAATTATTTATATTTTTAAAGTCTCTATTAAAGTAATCAGTAAAGTCTTTAAACTCTAATAGTTCTCCTGTATGCTTATCTCTCTTCTGATATACTTGTATATAGTATTCTGGTATTGTAAGCTTATGTACTCTGGACACATGAGAGTGAAGGCCTTGCTTGTTCTTGCAGGCCTTACCGCATATCTTACAGGTTAGGGACATAGTTTATTCGCTACAAGCCCAAACACTTAATAGGAGTAGGCCCCAGAAATTAGGCCGATTCCTGGGCAGCTTCTGCTTGAGACTTCTCTTGTGCTTCGAGTTCAGTAAGAATCTTGCCTTTGGTTTCGTCGTCTAATTCCTCAAACTTAGCTTCCGCTTCTTTAATGCAGTAAAACTTCGCTGCATGGATAAGTCCATTAAGGTTTAGTGACTGAAAAGTCGCATTAGCAAGAGATTGAATAATTTTTTGGTTTTGGTCTTCTGTGGTCATAATTTAAAATTTACATTACCTGTGTCTAATGATTTATCTTCAGGTTCTTTAACTTTTTTATAGATTACTTGTTCTGTGTCCACTTTTCCGCCGACATCTTTCTCTATTAAGTTATTGGGGTTAATGATTTGCTTTAAGGCCTTTATGATAACAAAGTCTTTTTCGTTTACGGGTACAAAGTCTTTTTCGTTTTCGAAAATCTCTTTAATTTGACTATATTCAAAATCACCTATTAATAATTCAATTTTTTTCATACTGCATCGTTTTTTGATATTCCTAATATTCTTGCTTTCCAGCTTTCCATATTATCAAGTCTAGTTACCTCTTCGTCAACTAATTTTTTTTGCATCTCTGCTATTTCAACCATTCTTCTTCTTTCAGATTCCGCCTGAAAGTTTTTAACGAGGGATATAATGGTCGCATTGTCTTGTCTGCGGTTCTTTAATCGCTCTGCACGGTCACCGTTGAGTTTTTTAATGAGAGACTCCATTCTCTTCTCGCATTTATCGTATTCATCGGTTTTTGATTTTAATACTTCAGCTAATCTAACAGTCATGTCCTGTTGGTCTTCGACTTCATTAAACATAGTATTTAACTTTTCGATATGATAAGTAATATTTTTTAAATTAATATAATCAACACAAACATTAATATATAAATTAATCTCATCACTTGTTAAGTCTGGTTTGTCCCATGTAGCCCTTATAAACTCTGCTTCAAATAATTCCCTGTCCTTCATGTTTGTATAGTTGCTTATTACTTGAATAAGGCGGGGGGCAGAGAGGCTCCTAAGTAGAGCATTGATGCAATCCTCCTCCTCGTGGGTTAGCCTGTCTTCCTGAAGGTCTATCATTGTATACATGTTTATTTTCTTGAGACATGTGATATTTAATTTGGGAGGACTGTACACCCTATTAACTGCGCTCTCACTGTCATGAACGTAAGAGGGTTCATAATGCCGCAAGAATTCAAGCACGGTTAGATGCTCTTTGCATAACCTTCTAACATTAGAGTCAGGAAAAAGTATTTCGGCAATTTGATAAGCGCTTAATCCGTTTTGAGCCTGAGCCTTTATAAATTCCCTTTGCTGGTCATTTAGCTGGATATCTGGCACTTTATCTTTTTTTGTAGTTCGATATTCCAAGTTTTCTTCTGCCAAAAACTCTCTTACAGATCTACCTTCTCGACTTCTTCCGTCGATATCAGGATTATCAAATAACTTGCGAGTTAGCTCCAATAAGTCAGGGGTTTCCTTGAAGTTGTCTCTAATGAATTGTTTTTGCTCGTCAGTTAAGTTCGTCATCGCCTAAAAATGCTATTCCTTTCTTGTTTAAAATTGCAGCAGCTTTGTCCTTTAAAGTCTTTTTTAAGTTTTTAATTTGTTTGTATCCGGCCTTTCTTCCTGTCTCTGTACTCTTAAAACCCATCTCATGAGCGACCTCTTCATCTGTCATGTTTTTAATAAATAATAATTCAAAAGCCTGAAACTGCCTAGAATTTAATTGTTTCTTTAATTCTTTTATTAATTTTGCTGATGCTACATCTATGTCTGTCCCCAGCACATTATCTGAACCTGCATCTATTTGATTTATGTGATTCTCTAAAGATAATGTTATTTTAATATTGTATGCATTCTTCTTACTCTTGCTCCACTTTTTGTATAGCGGGCATGTGCAGTCTTGCTCCCCAGAAGCGGTAAAACTGCAAAGATTATATTCTGAATCTGAATTAAATGGGCAATTTAAACATGGCCTCGCATAATTACTATAATGATTCCTTAGGATATTTTTCATCTGATTGGCGATGATTTTGTTTATCCATGGTTTGATGGGGCGAGACTGGTCCCACTGGTCCCATTTATTAAAGATATGGGCCCGAATAATCTGGCAAACATCATCGAAGTCAACCCAGGCAACTGATGTCAAAAACCAATTCTTCCTTCTTTTGGATAGTTCTTGATCTATTAAGTCTGAGTGATCTTCGTATGTTTGAATTTCTGGGCTGGACGAGGTATCTTTTTTTGAATTATTTTCCGGGTTTCTGCTCTGGTTCGACATTGACAATATCTCCGAATTTGTAAGTTTTGTTGCCTGATCCTTCGTGAGCTAAATCATAACTCAATTTCCCAATACTTGGAACATAGTCAATGTCTGTTTCATCATCTTTTAACGGCACTGAAGCTTTAGATTGCGATGTCTTTTTATTGAGGCCCACTTTTGTCTTTGTATTAGACTTGGTTAACACTCCTCCAATAGGTGAGCCGCATGAAGAACAAAATTTCGGCTTAACCCCAGAGTATGAGACTTTGCCTCCGCATTCAGTACAATATATATGTTGCATATTATTATATAATAATTGACTGCAAAAAAAAATCAATTATTTATATTAAATATCCGCCTATTGCTCTTGCTTGTGCTTTTATAAATTTAAGTAAATAAAGTTCGAAGTCTTCTTCTCCAAATTTTTCCCGCACCTTTACTAGGTCAATATTTACCTTGACATAGTCTACTCCAAGAATGCCTATAATGTTGCCATTAAGAGTCTTGATTGGTACGTTCAAGATTGACTTAACCCCCTTGGAGTGTAAAAGAGATGAAAATGCATGGTCATCTAATTTGTCGGAGTCAAAACTAAAAAACTTTCCGTCATCAATTAAATGGCTTATATAAGAATGGTAGTTTGATACTTTATATTCTTGCATCTCGATACATTCTCTACTGGTTCCTTCTGTGACAATCTCATGAGTGCAGCTAAATTTCTGCTGATGCCTGCCTGATAAGTAACTGTTTCCATTGTGGAACTCAATCACATATGCTCTGTCTCCACCTAACTCGGTTAAAATGAACTCTAATGCTTTGTATACGTTCCTACTTTGAAGAGTGTCTTTAACGACCGGGTCTTTGCAGTCAGAATCACAGGAGGCTTGATTCCTATTTTTAAATATTCTATGCCCGAATATTACACTGGTTAATGTAGCCAGTGCAGTAATTACAGATGCTATTATTGTGGACCAATCGATCATTCAAAAAAATAGTACACTAATTTATTTACTTTTTAATTTTTTAACTATATATTTAAGTATTTCACTCCTAAAAATGTCTGACTCGTTAAATCGAAAGCAGTGAATTCCTTTTTCTTTGCTTTCATCATCATCAAACACTTTAATCATATCATTAAAACCACTTTTTCCGTTGATGTCGCTTTGCATTGTGTCGCCACATACAAAAAGTTTTGTGCCTTCACCGATTCGAGTAATTAATGTAACAAGCTCTCTGAACGTAAAGTTTTGTGACTCATCAGCTATAACGATTTTATTTAACCAGCTCGCTCCTCGCAAGAAATTAATTGGCATTGCTTGAACTCTTCCGCTTTTAATAAGCTCTTGCTTGATGGTCGTTGTTTTTGGCAACATCTCGTCGAGCTTGTCTTCTAATGGAGCCATGTATGGATTAAACTTGTCTTCTATAGTGCCAGGAAGGGCTCCAAGGCCTTTTTCCGCGCTCTCTATAGCTGTCCTCACATAAAGCAGGTCGAGCTCGCCATCCTGCCTTAGTTGTTTAAGAGCAGCAAAGACCGCCATGTATGTTTTAGTGGACCCGGCCGGTCCAGAAACAAAAATTATCTTGCATTCTGGATCTAATGCTATATCTACAAATTTTTTTTGTTTTTCACTCAGTTTCAATCCTTTAATTCGGATCTTAGGCTGAAAGGCGTTATCGTTAATGATTTCAATCTCTTCTTGATTAATTTTTTTTCTTCCCATGTGTTTTTGTTAGGATTGTATATAATTACACAAAGTTTAGTGTATAATATATATATTATATGGGAAATTTATCAAAATACGACGTACTTAATTTATTATCTAAGAAAATGCCTTTTTTTGCGGCCACACAATGGCTCAAAAACCCACATGTAGGATTTGATGGTAAAGCTCCGTCTGACTTAATGAAAGATGGGGAAATCGATGCGGTTTATGCTCAATTAGAAGCCGATATCAACGCTAAAAAGAAAAATGGGTAGAGAGTTTGCCAGATTTTCCGCAGAACTTAGCGAGACTTTTGATTTGAGCAAAGGTCTTGATACCGAGTCCCCAGGGGTGTCTTCCGCTAATTTTCATGGGCCAAAGGGTTCTAGTACGGATATTACCAATTCTTTTGCTAGTTTGAATGCGATTGCATCCAATAATACTAGGTATACTATTATTGATATCCCAGGGGCAATAGCAACGCCTGTAACTTCTGGCTCTAAAATTATCGCCCATGGAGTAGTAGGACTAGGTCCGTCAGGTGATACCTTAGTAAATGCTACAGTAAGCAATAGATGGAAGAAGGGCTCCGCTCAAAGCGTAATGTTTGTGGACATTACCGTGCCTTCTTCTGCTAATGCAACTGTATTAGCTACAGCCGAGAATAGCGTGGGGCTCATATCTACAGTTTCAGTCAGAAATTTAGGAAGCAACAAGTATCGCTTTAACACAGACTCGGGCCAGAAAAAGATTTACTTCGCATTTATTAAAGGATAATGAAAATCAATATTATATGGGGTAAGTATGTGGTCTACGATTATGGCCGCGAAGATATTTCTGATGCGGTCTTAGAAAAATCTATAGACATCAAAGATTCAACAGGAACAGTCGTCTCGAAGCTTGTTATCGATACAACAAACAACAAGATTTTAACGTTGCCCACATTATCACGAGATACTTCTTATAATATCGAAATAGATGACGGTATCCATGATGTTCAAAGCGATTTACCTTCGGAAGATGAAGAGCCAGAGCCAGACGGCATAAAAATTAGCGAGCTACCGAATACATCTAGCCTACAGCAAGGTGATTTATTTGCAATATCCAGGGACGACGGAGAGGACGGTAGCTATAATCGAACATTACATGTAACTTTGACTGATTTAATTGCCTCAATTAACCCATCGGTCACATATACCCTGACCGTTAACGGTGCGACGGGTGGAGAAGTAATTCCGCTAAATCCAGAAAATTATCAAGAAGGAGCCGATGTTACCGCAGGTATAACAATGATCACTGGTACAGAGCCAGAATACAATTTCTTGTCCTGGACTTCTGATTGGCCAACTTTAGATGGATCAACTGATGCAAGCTTAAACTTTCAAATGCCTGCTCAAGATGTTACCCTGACTCCAAATGTCGAGGTCGCTGATAATAGCACCTGGACCGTTGATCTTTATAATTCAGCTGAGGGAGGAGGAGGATGGGATCCAGACCATAATATATCCTCTGACGGCGTGCAAAAAATTACAAGTTCGGCTACCAACCCCAACCAAAATGGAAGTATTATTTTCTATTACACACCAGGTCAGCACTCAGGCGGGTCTCCAACATACACATGCCGATTCATAATGGCAAATGAACATGCATGGGTAAAAGATGAAATAAATGCCGGAAACTATGACAACTTAAGGCTAGACTTCGTAGACTCTAATGGTTCGGTCATACAAGATTCCCTAGGAACGGACATGAGTTATAACGGGGAAGCAGAATTGACGTTTGGATATTTTGGTGCATTCACTGAAACAGAAAGATTAGGAATCTTAGCGGGTGGTGCGGGATCAGCTCAAATAACTATCGAATTTGATAAGGAGCATTCCAGCGTAAGGGCGGTTTTGACACAAATTAGCAGCTCGCAAACAGTTACATCTATACCGGCAATAGTTTATAGTGACATTGACCCTGTATTCGGTTACGGTCAATAACCTCGTTTACTTCTTATTCAAAAAAGATCGGTACCAGTATTCCCCGCCTTGTCTTAAACTGTCATTGCTCTCCCTAATATACTCTAATAAAGATTCAAGCAGTAATAACTTTTCTCCTATAAAGTAATTGTTTGTTTCGTCCCTGACTTCCTTTATAACATCTTTTGCAAAGTCTATATATGGGCATGTGTTTGTGGGTATGCTAGGAGCATCCGCCTTGTAATCTTCTATTGTTTTGCGCTTCATATAACTTATAATACACGCAAAAAAAACCCTCAAGAGAGGGTTAGTTATTTATAATGTATAAACTTTTTATTATGGTCTTATAACTTTTTTCCACACAACCCCCTGGTCGCTCAGGCTAATCTGCATAATAACATTGTCCGCGTTAACCTGGGCACTTGATCTATCTGACACTCGCCATATCCCCCCCCCCATATCTTCACTAAGCAAATAATACTCTCCGGATACAATACCTTGAGAGTTTGGAAACATGGAGTCAGGTGTTGTTGTGCACTTGATTGTATCCCATGCAATAACAGAAGTATTTGACGAACTTAGTGTGAGTGCATCCAACTCCTCTTTTGTAATGACCTCAAGGTTATCGTTATACCAGTAATCCAAAGCGTCGTTAACGCCGTCGCCGTCAGTATCTATATTCTCTAGTGGGTTTGGCTCTGCAACCATATCTGTTAAATTAGCAATCTTGTAGACCTCTGCAGGATCTTGCCCTGTGACTGTTTTAGTGCAAACATAAACGGCGGGGCTTGCTCCTGTTACCAGAAGCATTTCTCCGGCAACTGCATCGCTTAAGGTGTTTTGTATATCTGAACCCGTCCGAATTTTAACGCGAAACTCTTTATTGTCTAAATATTGACCGCTATATCCTATGTCTTGCATTTAATTACTTGCTTTTTTTCTTCGGCCGCCCAGGATTCCTGAGAGATTTCTTCTGTGTTGCCCTCTTCAGCATCTAATTGAGCCCGGATTTCTTGTGTGAAGTCTAGTTCTTTCATTATATTATAATATATATAAAACTGTTTATTTTCTATTTAAATTTTATCTCGGAGTTGCCTGCATAGTATCGGAGTGCCCTAAGTGTTCGCCTAAAGTGGACTTACGGTCGATATTTTTGACCATAAAAGGTCGTGTCCTGATGTATAGGCCCTTACATAAAGATCGTATGTAGAAGGTGATTCGCTCATGCTTTGAACATAAATTGGTAATGTTACTTCTGTTCCTTCTATCGCAATTGGATCGACCCGGTACTCTTCTGGAAAATAATAACTTTGAACCTCAGCTATTGCCTCCTCATATGATAACTCGGGCCCTGTTGGTCCCCCGGACCCTGTTTGTCCCCAAAGCATAAACCTACCATGAACTTCCCAATACTTGTCAGCTGAATCCATGATTTCATCCAAATTTGTTATTTCATAATGCCTTTCATTGCGTTTAGCGACACTGTAAGAGGTCCATTCCACAGGCATAAGCGGCGCCAAATTTCGGTCGGTATGCAAGTTTGACCACATTCCAACTAAATTATAAGAACGTGCGCGGTATGTAGAGACAAAAGTGGTAGTATCTATGGTCCAGTAATCTATATGCTTTAGTCCAGATCCACTTAGAGTGTATGTAATCGTTTGATCATCGGCATTCAAAAGTGTTGTAATTGTCATGTCGGAGAAATTGGGAGAAGATGAACAATCTCTTGGTAATTGCATTATGTTTTCGGCTCCCGCACCCGCTCTATTTATATACCCCCTGTTATGCATATCAACCTCTCCATCCCTTGCCCTAGGATTTTTCCCTGAGCTTCTCAATATGGGTTTGCTTGATGAACCCCTATTCTCGTATGACTTTCCGTATTTTCTCATGATTCAGGCTCTGGTTCTGGGCACCAATCTAGGTCCATAAATGGAATAAGCAAACTCCCCTCCTGGGTCAAGAATGTTGAAGAACTGCTCGATGTATGCCCACCTGGAGACCAATTGCTTGATTCTTGGTATGTTGATATATGTTTATATAAAGATTGTGTAACAAATTGATGTGACCCATTTGGGTATTGACCGTAGATACTCTCTCCGTTTGGATAAAGAATTTTGTCGCCGCTTGAGCCAAAAACGAAAAAAGTTAATTCCCATAAGAGCATGTCTAGGAATTGCTGCATATTGGTTAAAAATCTGAAATCAAATATTTGATCACTGCCGGATACTTGAAAACGAGGCCCACGGCCTACGGCTCCCGCAGGATTTAAAACTCCTGATGATGTGCTAGATCCCCAATCAATTAGCCAATTGGGAGGCCATTCTTCTTTTAAGTACGCCTCTCCCCAATCTTGAGCCCATGGGTGTGTCCCAAATTGACTTGCTCCGAAGTAGTATTTAGTCATATGCCCACCTCCGTGATGGCGCCAGTACTCAAGATTGGCTTGAAGAGCACTACTGCTGCTAGGATGCCCATCTCTTATTCCAAAGAAAAATTGAGAGTGGCCCCAAATATCATATCCGGTATGACCATAACTATACCAACCTCTAGCACTATAAAATGATTTTGGTGGGTAGGGCCATTTGAGGTACCAGTCTGTTATGTCCCTGCTATAAAAATAGTTTACCGGAGGCATTCTTAAATGATATTTAAGGTGGAGCTTACTTACAATAATGGCTGGATCAGGCTCTCCCGAGGCATTATTAAATACATCCCCAAAGGCATCCTCCCCTATAGCATCAAACATAACTCTCCATAAAGGTTTTCCATTTTTTTCAGTAAATTCTTTAACAAAAGCTTGTTTTAAAGTGTGAGCTATCTGAGCTCCAGAGCAAAGAGTCTCTGGGCCAGTGTCCCCACATTCATCTGGTAATAATTGCCATACAGGATCATCATCAGTTCCTCTGTTAATGTACTTTCGAAAAAATTTCTCCATATTTTTATATACCTTAATATAAGGTTACACAAGAATATGATTTTCGGCGGCTATATCTGTCGCCAATCTCAACACGATCCCCTCACCCATGCCAGACATTATTCCAGTTTTTATTTTTTTTGTTTCAATTCCTATAATTTATTATAAAATATTATAAAATTTGTATTGTTTTATTTTTTACTTTCTTTTTAATCCCTCTTCCATTTTTTTTAAAAACCCTTTTTTGATTTTTTACCCGCCGATTTTTTTTGATTTAGTAAATTATATAAAATTATAATATTCAAAATTGAGAATGAAGATACCCACCCCCCCTACTATTGAGAAAGTCATACATTTGTAATTATTCAAAAAAGCACCCCGGGGTAGGGTTAATTTTCTTTAAAATAATTGCCAATAAGTTTGACATCAGCTCTTTTTTGCCTTACTTTGTATATATATGAATAAGACAATGATAATAGATAACTTAAAAATGGATCAAGTCGATTACGTCGACTCTAACGTTGTAAATGTTTTTTGCTCATTCGATACAGGCAAGGGTTACTACGAAGGCGGAATTTGCTCTGACGTAGTAGTTAGAGCAGAAGATGATTTCATTCTTGTTGATGCCGTAAAGATTAACCTTGTCGAAGGCGAAGACGGAAATGAAGTTGAGTTTACTTGTGATGCAAAGGCATTAGAGAACAAACTTGAGACCTTGCTTCATGGCGTGCTTCACAGCAAAATGACAAACGAAAACGAGCGCAACTTAGTCGAAGCGATAGGGTAAAATAATTGCAATAAAGTTTGACGCACACCGGTTTTACCCTTAGTTTATAAGTATATGAAACACAACGACCCAATCGAAAGAATTCGCAAAGTTAAAGCCGAGATACTTGATCTCAGAGAGATGATCCGTAACACGGACAACATTTATGTAATGCAAAATTGCCAACTGCAAATCAATGAGTATGAAAAATGGCTCAAGGAATGCCGGATGCAAAACGAGTTCACTTCATCCCGGAA